GACCGGCGTCAGGCAGGAGGCGCTTGACTGCTGGGTTTATGCCTTCGCGGCGATGATCGGTCGCGGTGGTGCGGCCCTGCTGGGACGGCGGGCGGCCAACCTCGACAGCGCCGGGCCGCCCCAGACAACCGACCAGACCGAGACTGTGAACCAGTCACCGGCTGAAACATTCCGGCAGCCACAGCGGCAGCCGGTCACGCACAGACGTAACTGGACAACCAACTGGCGATGAACACCGAACCGCTTGAACTTGGCGCAGGCAACACGTGGACGTGGACGCGCGAGTTCGCCGGTTATCCGGCCGTGACGTGGACGCTGGCCTATCACTTCAAGAACGCCGCCTCGTCGTTTTCCGTCAGCGGTGCGGACATTGTTGCCAGCGGGTCGTCGTTCGTCATCACCAAAGCAGCTGCCGCCACCGCCAGCATTGCGGCGGGCCGCTATGGCTGGCAGGCATACGTCACCAGTGGCAGCACGCGATTCCTGGCCGCATCCGGCGAAGTGCAGGTTCAGCCGGACTTCAGTGCCGCTGGCGCCCGCGAGTCTCGTTCGATTGCCCGGCAGATGCTGGATGCAATTGAAGCCTACTTGCTGAACGCCAACAATCTGACCGCGGCCCGATACCAGATTGGTGGTCGCTCACTCGACCGATGGGACCGCAGCGACCTGCTGGCCGAGCGGGCGCGGCTGAAGTTCGAGTGCCAAGCCGAGGAAGGCGCGGCAGGGCGACCCGACAGCCGGCGCAGTTATGTGAGGTTCAGCCGTGGATAAACCCTGGTATGAGACGCCGCTCGGCCAAGCAGTCCTGAGCACTCCCGCGCGGAAAAGCACGCCAGCGGAGCACAAGCACACCGAACCGCGCGGAAACAGCCGCATGTACGCAGCCGCGCGTCAGTCCCGGCTGACCGCGGATTGGACGACATCGAACGGATCAGCAGATTCAGAGCTGGTGACCAGCCTGCGCTTGCTGCGTGCCCGGTCGCGGCAGTTGGTGCGAGATGCCGGTTATGGCCGCCGCGCCCGGACCCTGATCGTCAACAACGTGATCGGGACCGGCATCGGCCTGCAGGCGAAGGTGCAGAACACGCGCAGCGCCATGCACCAGGGCGTCAATACGGCAATCGAAACCGCGTGGCGGGCCTGGTCGCGCGCGGACTACTGCCACACGGGCGGGACGCTGCACTTTGCTGACCTCGAGCGGGCAGCCATGGCCCAAGTGTTCGAGACCGGCGAGGCCTTCATCCGGATCCACCGTCGGCCCTTCGGCGGATCGGGTATCCCGCTCGCGCTGGAACTGATCGAGGCGGAGCGTATCGCCGAGGAATACGAGAGCCCATCCGTGGCCAATGCGAGCGTGCGCATGGGCGTGGAGATGGACGAATTCTATCGCCCGGTGGCCTATTACGTCCGATCCCGCCACCCGAACGAGGTGCGCTGGCTGCGGGATGTCGGCCCGGAGCAGATCATCCGTGTCCCGGCCGCCGACATGTTCCATGTTCGCGTCGTGACGCGCTGGCCGCAGACCCGCGGAGAGCCATGGCTGCACGCCGTTGCCCGCAAGCTGAACGACATGGACGGCTACAGCGAGGCCGAGATCATCGCCGCGCGCGGGGCTGCCAATTACCTCGGCGTCACCGAGTCTGAAGACACGACCGGAGCCGGCGACGAGCTCCAGGACGATGGCACCTACCAGAACGAGATCGAGCCTGGCATCAATCTGCGCCTGCGACCCGGCGAGAAGTTCCAGATGATCGCGCCCAATCGCCCGAATGCGGCGATGGATGCCTTCATGCGCTACATGTTGCGGGAGGTTGCTGCCGGCTCTGACGTGTCATACGAATCACTGTCGCGCGACTACTCGCAGAGCAACTACAGCTCTTCGCGGCTGGCCTTGCTGGATGACCGCGACTGCTGGCGGGCGCTGCAGCTTTGGTGGATCCGCTCATTCCGTGAGCCGCTGCATCGCCAGTGGATGCAGGCCGCGGCGCTGTCGAAGGCGATCCCCGGCATCACCCCGGCCGGGTACGCGATGAACATCGAGAAGTACGAGCAGGTGCGGTTCAAGCCGCGCGGCTGGTCGTGGGTTGATCCGACGAAGGAGGTCACCGCCTATCGTGAAGCCGTCACTGCCGGCTTCAAGACCGTGAGCCAGGTGATCGCTGAGACGGCGGGCGGCCAGGACATCGAAGACGTGATGACCGAGCGGGCCGACGAACTGGAAATGATGGACGGCCTCGGGCTGGTGTTTGAGACCAGTCCGGAGATGTACGCGAAGGAAGACCCACCGCCGCCCCCGCCAGACGATGACCCGCCCGACGAGGCGGACGACACAGACGCACAAGCCCAGAACCCGCAAAAGCGGGTTTTTTCTTTTGTGAGGAACCCATGAAGCAACTCACGCTAAACCGGTTCGCGAAGATCGAGGCGCGGGCGACAGATGCTGATTCAGAGGATGGCGACCGCCTTGTCGACATGGCCTTCGCGTCCGAGCAGCCCTATGAACGCTGGTTCGGGATCGAGGTGCTGGACTGCAAGCCGGGATCGGTGCGCCTGGACCGGCTGAACGATGACGCGCCAGTGCTCTTCAACCATGACTGGAACCAACTGCGCGGCGTGCATGTCGGCGGTTCGGTCGTCGCTGAGGATGGCAAGGTGCGCGGCACCGTGCGCCTCACGGCGGCCACGCAGGACGGCCGCGACACCATCGCGCTGGTCAAGTCCGGTGTCCTGACCAAAGCATCTGTCGGCTACATCATCCACAAGATCGTTGAGGTCACGACGAAGAAGGACGGCGCCGAGCTTCACATCGAGCACGACTGCCGCCAGTTCCGCAGCGTCATGCGGCGTTTCGCGGAGACCGGCACGCATGACCGGGCCGCGTTCCTGCGTGCGCTCGATGAGGCGCACGGGCAGCCGATTGAGCGGGCGGCCGACAAAACACCAGTTTTCCGCGTGATGGACTGGGAACCCTACGAAAACAGCCTCGTCACCGTCCCTGCTGATCCGACCGTCGGTGTCGGCCGCGAGGCGGAAGGCGCGCCAACGCAGGCGCAGCCCGCGGCTGTATCCACGACAGAAACCAAAACCGCTGAGGCGCATACCGCGCCCTGGCTCACACGACGTAAACAACTGGCGGAAATCGCCGAGGAGACCACGACCATGCCTGAAGTAACCAATGCCTCGGCGGGCGTAAGCGCCGAAGATACCCGCATCGTAGCGGGTGAGCAGTCACGTGCCGGCAGCGAGTTCGAGAAACAGCGCATCAGTGCCATCGAGAAGCTCTGTCGCGCCAACAAGATCGACGAAAGCGTCCGTTTGCACTGGGTCGGCACTGGCCAGAGCATCGATGAAGTCGCCGAGGATTTGCTCAAGATCGTCGAGCAGCGGCAGGTCAACGCCAAGCCCGTCACCGATCTCGGCCTGTCGCCGCGTGAGGTTCGTCAGTTCAGCCTGTTCCGGGCTGTGCAGGCTGCGGCCGACAAGAACTGGACGCAGGCTGGCTTCGAGCTGGAGTGTACCCGCGAGATCGCCAAGCGCCTGCAGAAGATGGCCGACCCCAACACGTTCTTCATCCCCTACGATGTGATGACCCGTCCGGTCGAAGTGCCGGTGTCGCGCCTGTCTCGCGACCTGACGGCCGCAAGTGCTGGTGCCGGTGGCTACCTGGTCGATACCGTAAACGTCGGCTTCATCGACATCCTGCGGAATCGGTCGGTCGCATATCGCATGGGCGCCCGTCGCCTGCCCGGTTTGCAGGGCAATGTGACGATCCCGCGCCAGAGTGGTGCTGCAACTGCGGTCTGGCTCGCCAACGAAGCCTCGACCATCACCGAGTCGGCGCAGACCTTCCAACAGGTCGCGCTTTCGCCGAAGTCGGTCGGCGCCTACACCGAGATCAGCCGGCAGCTTCTGCTGCAGTCGTCTCCGGGTGCTGAGGGGCTGGTTACCGCTGATCTCGCGGCCGTTACCGCAACGGCGGTTGACAGCGGCGTGATCTCGGGTTCGGGTGGCAGCGGTCAGCCGCAGGGCATCATCGGGACTTCCGGCGTCGGCTCAGTCACGGGCACCTCGCTCGCCTACGCGGGCGTGCTGGAGTTCCAGACTGATGTCGCTGCAGCCAACGTCATGCCGGCGGCTGGTGGTTACGTCACCACGCCTGCCGTCGCGGCGCTGATGATGCAGCGCGCCCGGTTCAGCAACACCGACACGCCGCTGTGGGCCGGCAACGTCTGGGACGGCACGATGGCCGGTTTCCAGGCCATGTCGTCCCTGCAGCTCCCGACGGCCAACATGCTGTTCGGTGACTGGTCGCAGGTGATCGTGGGCGAGTGGGGTGTGCTGCAGGTTGACGTGAACCCGTATGCCAACTTCCAGGCCGGCATCATCGGCATCCGCGCCATCACCAGCATCGACGTGGCGCTCCGCTACGGTGCCGCGTTCAGCCTGGCAACGTCGATCACTTGATCCCCTGAGACCCTCGGGGCCGGTAGCTCATCGCCGCCGGCCCCATTTTTTTGCCCGAGGTATCAATGAAGACCATACGGATCAGGGTGCTGCTGTCCTACATCAAGCGAACAGGTGAAGGGCAGACCACCGTCATAAAGGCCGGAACAGTCCTTGATGAGGATTCCAGCCTTGCGGTCGAACTCATCACCGCGAACAAGGCCCGGCGCGCAACGCCGGAAGATGAACAACCGAAGCCGGCGCAGCGGGTAGCTCGCGCCAGGGGAGACTCAAATGCGGAATAACCAAGCACAGGCCTGTACCGCCGTTGTCCTGCTTGCCCCGGCCAGCGCGGCCAACACCGCCGCCGCCACCGGCACGGGTGTGGCGGTCACCGGCATCGAGGGTGATTTGCTGTTTACCCAGCATCTCGGGGCGCTGACCGGTTCGATTACCGGCAAGATCCAGGAATGCGACGATGCAGGCGGCACGGGCGCAGCCGACATCACCGGCGCGACGTTCACGGCCGCGACAGGCGCCGGGATCCAGAAGATCACCGTCCCGCGCAAGGCCGTCACAAAGGCTTATGTCCGGTACGTGGGGACAATCGTCACAGGCCCGGCGATTGCCAGCGCATCGATGCACGCGACGGCCAAATACGCCTCATAACCGATGCTCACCGAGCCGCTGGACGTATTCCTCGACGACTTCGGCGTTGTCTGCGTCTATGGCGCAGTCGTGGCCACGGTCGTTCTGGATGCGGCCGACCGTGAGCTGTTCGCCGGTGGTGCGCAGACCACGGACTACCTGATGCAGTTCGTCACGACCAGCCTGCCGGGCCTGAAGTACGGCGACTCGATCACAGTGGACGGGCGAGCCTTCACGGTGCAGCAGGTCATAGCCATTGACGATGGCGTATTCAGCACGGCGACCTTGCAGGCATGACGATTCGGGAATCCATCCTTGCGCAGATCAAGACTCTGCTGGATGGCGTTGCCGGCGCGACGGCGTACCGGTCCCGCGAGGCTCCGGTCACGCGGGCTGAAGGCGTGGTGCTCGTGATCCGACCGGAAGATGAGTCCGTGGAGCTGCGCGGTGCAGCCCCTGGGCTGTCGGTTCGCGATCTGACCGTGACGCTCACGGTGATCAGCAGGGGCGCGATACCCGATCAGGTATCAGACCCGGTCATCGAGGCCGTGCACGCTGCGCTGATGGCCAATCAGACGCTGGGCGGCCGTTGCGCGCGGATCATCGAGGCGTCCACCAAGTTTGACTTTGAGCAGGCCGACCAGACCGCGCTGGCCGTGGAGCTGCGCTATGTCGTCCGCTACATGACACCTGCCAGCACCCTCGCGGTGCAGGCGTGAGGGCCGGTAAATGACGACCTTCGACCAAACCGACGTTACTTTCGACTCTACCGTTTACACCTGGGACGGCTACGGCCCCCCGCCAATCATCGAGGAAGGAGTACTACACATGGCGCAATACAGTTTTGGTGCCGGCATTCTCTGGGGCACGCCGCTTTCTGATTCGTCTGGCACGGCGATCAGCAACCCGACCCCGGTGCAGTTCGGCGCATTGCAGGACGTGTCGCTCGACATCAGCTTCGAGAACAAGATGCTGCACGGCTCGAACCAGTTTCCGATTGCGGTCGGTCGTGGCAAGGGCAAGGTCAGCGGCAAGGCGAAGGCCGCGCAGATCTCCGGGCGCATGTGGAACTCGATCTTCTTCGGCCAGACGCTGAATGCCGGCATCGTCAACGACATCTATGACACGGTCGGCAAGGCGATTCCGGCCACGCCGTTCACTCTGACGGTCAGTTCAACCGCAGCCGATGCGACCCATGTGCAGATCCCCAGCTCCGGCACCTGGTCTGCCGACCTGGGCGTGCGCAATTCCAGCGGTCTGCCGATGGTGCGGGTGGCTTCGGCTCCGACCACCGGCCAGTACACCGTCTCGGCTGGCGTGTACGTGTTTGCCGCAGCCGACACGGGCAACACGGTGTTCATCGATTACAAGTACACCGCCACGTCCACCACGGCGACCAACAGCACCATCATCAATCAGCCGATGGGGTATGCCCCGGCGTTCCGGTGCGACCTGCTGCTGCCGTACCAGGGCAAGAACCTGATTATCAGCCTGCCCCAGTGCATCAGCACGAAGCTGTCGATCGCCACGAAGCAGGACGACTTCAATATCCCGGAGTTCGACTTTGAGGCCTTCGCGGATTCGGCCGGCAACGTCATGACCTACGGCACCTCGGAGTAACGCATGTTCCCAGGTGTGGAGTTCGACTTTGGCGGCGATGTGCGGGTGATCCCCGCGCTGTCGCTGGGCGACGTGATCCGGCTTGGCCCGAAGCTGTCCGCCATTCAGGCGGGCGGCATGGACATCGCGGACATGGCCCCGGCGGTCATCGACCTCGTGCACGCAGCACTCAAGCGCAACTACCCCGAGATCACCCCGGCGGATGTCGGGGAGTTGATCGACCTGCGCAACACGAAGCCGGTGATTGATGCCCTGATGGGCGTCTCCTTCCCGGAGGGCGACAGCAAGGGAAAAGCGTAGGGCCGGTTGACTGGGACCATATCGGCGCTCACCTGGTCGCTACAACCGGCCATTCGTGGGCGCAGATCTGGAACGAGTGGGACATCCCCCGGCTGTTGGCCTGGAACAAGTACTGCGACGAGTGCCCGCCGTTGAACCTGATGGTGCAGGCCTACCTCGGCATCAAGCCCGTGAGACGGAACAAGAAGGACGACGCTGAATCGCTGCTGGCCACGCTGGCGGCATTTTCCGGAGCATCGAAGAAACCATGACCGACAAAGACATCAGCCTTGGCATTACCGGCGATCCGACCGGGCTGAATGCGGCTCTGGCGAGTGCGCAGGCCTCGGTCAAGAATGCCGTCGGTCAGATGCAGTCGAGCTTCGGCAGCCTGCAGGCGGCGCTCGGCAAGGCGCAGGTGGCCATGGCGGCCTTCGCTGCCGTGCTTGCGGGTGGTGCCGCGTTCCGTGAGTCTGTCGCCGCGTCGGTCAATCTGGCGGTTGAGTCCACCAAGCTCGGCAAGCAGCTCGGCATTTCGGCCACGCAGGCGTCAGTCCTGAAGATGGCGCTCGGTGATGTCTACGTCACGGAGGAACAGCTCTCCAACGCGGCCGGCAAGATCACGCAGAAGCTGAACAGCAACGAAGCGGCTTTCGGTGGTCTGGGCGTGGCGACCCGCGACGCGAACGGCAACTTCCGCTCGACGATGGACATCATGACCGATGTCAACGCGAAGCTGCTGACCTTCCGGGAAGGCACGGACCGCAACATCGAGGGCGTGAAGATCTACGGCAAGGCCTGGGAGTCGGTTGCGCCCACGCTGCGCCTGACCGCTGAGGCGCAGGACGCGGCCAAGAAGAAGGCCGAAGAGCTGGGCATGGTGGTCGGTGAGGAAAACACCGCTGCCGTCGAGGCCTACCGGGCCGCGATGAACGATGCAGGCGACGTGATGGACGGTCTGCAGAAGGCCATCGGCGACGCCCTGCTGCCCATCCTGACCGAGCTGGCCAACTGGTTTGCCAGCATCGGCCCACAGGCCGTTATGGTCATGAAGGGCACAATGATCGCGCTGATCGCAGCCTTTGAGGGCGTGCGCGTGGCGGTGTTCACCGTTTGGACCGCCGTCAAAGCGAACGTACAACAGATTGTGGTGTTGTTTCTTACGCTAGCTGATGTAGCCGGCAAGGCGCTGCGCTTCGACTTCGCAGGTGCCAAAGCCGCATGGCAGACCGGCACGCAGCAGATGATGGACATCGGCTCCGCCTATTTCGATGGGGTTGTGAAGGCCGCTGAGTCTGCCCAGCTCCGCGTCTCTGACGCGATGTCGAGCGCGTTCGGCAAGCAGACCGCGATCAAGCCGCCAGACGGGGGCAGTACATCGACCGGCGGCTCTGGTGATTCAGCGGCGTCGCGCGCTGCGGCCAAAGCATCAGCCAAGGCCGCCAAGGACGCCTTCGATGCCGAGATCGAGAACCTGAAGGGCCAGGAAGCTGCCGCCCGCAACAACTACGACATCAAGATCGCTCTGGCCGAGAAGGAAGCGCAGCGGATCGGCGAGTTCTACGGGCTCGAGTCCAAAGCCTACGCGGCAGCCCAGAACCACATCGTCCAGCTCAAGCGCGAGGCCGCTGACCAGATTGCCCAGATCGACCAGATCCGGGCGCAGACGGTCCAGAATGCAGCCCTTGCCGAAGTCGATGCCCGCGAGAGCGCGGCCCGGCTGGAAGTCGAGCTGAACCAGGCCACGAAGGCGGAACTGCTCACCCAGCAGCAGGCCTTCGAGGCGCAGCGGTACGCGATCCGCGAGCAGGCGCTACAGCAGCAGTTGCAGCTTGTCGGGACTGACGACCCGGTGAAGACTGCGCAACTGCACGCGCAGATCGAGGAACTGACACGCGGGCACAACCAGCGGCTGCGCGAACTGAACAACCAGGTCACCGTCGAGCAGAGCAAGAACTGGGGCAGCCTGTCGAATGCCATCCAGGGCAATTTCAGCAGCTCGATAAACGCGATGCTCAAGGGCACGCAGACCTTCAGTACCGGGGTCCGCGGTCTGTTCGTCTCGGTGGTGGATTCGATCACCCAGATGTTCGTGCAGATGGGCGTGCAGTGGGTGGCCTCGATGGTCAAGCAGCTGATCATGGGCAAGGTCACGGCGTCGTCGATCATTGCCGGCCACGCGGCCGAGGCGGGCGCGGCGGCCTATGCAGCCACGGCTGCCATCCCGTTTGTCGGTCCGGCGTTGGCACCGGGCGCGGCCGCGGCCTCCTATGCCGGCGCGATGTCGTTTCAGGCATCGGTTGCGGCGGCAAAGGGCTTCGACATTCCGGCCGGCGTCAACCCGGTAACCCAGTTGCATCAGCGGGAAATGGTGCTACCAGCCGACCTGGCCGACGCGGTGCGCGACATGACTGGTGGCGGTGGTGGCGGTGCCGTGCAGCCGGTGATCAACATCAGCGCATGGGACGCGCGCGGCGTGGAGTCGTGGCTGAAAAGCCCGAGTAACGCGGCCCTGCTGGCTGGCGCGGTCCGTGGCCAC